TATTCCAGACAACATATTTAAAACTGGTAATTATAGATATAGACCAAATGAAGTTGGAGACATATATTCAAATCTTCCACAATCATTTGACAGACTTGATATAGGAAATTATTATACAGATGCACTAGAGTCAGACGTTGTTATTGATGGAGGAGTTACTAATACTAATACCCCTCAAGTATTCCTTGCAAATAAAGAAAAAAACAAACTATTCTATTCTTTAGAAGATTGTCTAGGACAATTTAGACCACGCTCTGGAATTAATAAGTTAATGTATTTTTCTGGAAAACATCTTGCAAATTCTGGATCAAGACTTGCAGAACGACCAAGATACTACATGCCATCAAGATATGATCAGTTTAAATATTGGACTTCATACAGAACAGAATCTGGAAATGAATATGGAATTTCAAACCGAATATTAAATTCAAACTTTTTTATATATGATGCTGTTCCATTTGTAGTATACAAAGAAAAAGTACCAGCAAATAGAATTGTTGTTAAAATGCAAACTAATGTAGGAACAGCTGACCTTGGTCCCTTTAAAACATCATCATCTCTTATACAAGATCCACTTTATGGAGACACAAACAAAACAACTCCAAAAAAATGGAAAGTGCAATATTTAAACAACGATAATTGGATTGATGTTTACTCATTTGACCAAAACTCAACAAGGGATGATGGTAGTCCTATAATTGGTCCAGATGGATATCTTGATCTTCAGTATGGATTAATTATTCCAGAAAAATTTAAAGATAGTTTTGTTTTTGCAGAAACTTTATCATCAACTATTTTGTTGCCAGAAATATCAATAAATGGATTTTGCTACCTTGTTATTCAAAATGAAAACGAAATTGGAACACTTCATATTTGGAACGGAACAGAGTATGAAACATCTGTTCCAAACTACGGATGGGTTATTGGGAAAGAAGAGGTAGAAACAAATACAAATTTTGTTACAGACTTTACCTCACCACAACAATACAATATAGCTGGAAATGCACTACCATTCTATAGAGAGTTTGCATACATTGAAGGAATTAGGCTTGTTGTTGAAACAATGAACAAATTTGATTCCACATTTGATTTAATTGAAATGTCACCAAGACTTGTTGCAAATATTTCAGATAAAGTTAGTGACTATAAAGTAACTAAAATGTTATCAGATATTTCTTCAACAGCCTTACCAGTTGGTCAACTATTAGCTTCAACTGGATTTATTTCATTATTTGATGAAGATCAATCATTTAGTGATTTAAACACAGAAAGCATAATTTCAAACTATATTAAAAAGAATATAAAGTTTAGTTTTTTTGAAAGCTTAATGGATGTAGAAGGATTTGATTATCATATTCCAATAAAAACACTATATAGTGAAGGAATACCACAAAATACTGGTGCATTTATTGATATTGATTTGCGTGATTTTTATTTTTATCTTGAATCTATGCCAGCTCCAAGATTATTGTTAACTGACGCATCTCTTAGTTATGCAGTAACAGTTCTTCTTGACTATATTGGGTTTAGTAATTATTCTTTTAAGAGAGTGGCAAATGAAAAAGACCCAATCATCCCATACTTTTTTGTTGGACCAGATCAAAACGTAGCAGAAGTTTTAAATCAATTAGCAGTTTCAACTCAAACATCAATGTTTTTTGACGAGTATAACAATTTTATTGTAATGAGTAAAGATTATTTAATGCCAGAAGAAAACACAAGAGAAACAAACTTTGTTTTATCTGGAAACAATAATCAGAATCAGTCTGGAATAATTGAAAACCAAACTTCTGGAAACCTTCCAAACATTATTAGTATTGCATCAAAAGATAAAAAGGTTTATAACGATGGAAAAATAAACTATACAACAAGGTATATTCAAAGGTCGTATGGATCAATAAGGCAAGCTAGTTTAATTGATCAAGAGAAAACATGGATATACAAGCCAGCACTTTTATGGGAAGTTTCAGGTACTGAAAACACAAAAACAATAAACGAGGTTGCATCCAAACAGGGTAATTATGTTTTAGGCGCAATGCCAATTAACTCTGACATAACTAGCTTTGAGCCTTCTGTGGTTAATAATATATTAATAGATAATGTTTTAGATCTTGGAGAAAATGTTTACTGGCTTACAAGAAATCAAGGATACTTTTATGCCAATGGAGAAATTATTAAGTATGATGCAGCAGAATTTAATGTTACTGGAATTGGAAATGTTTGGATTAGTGATAATCAAGAGTATCAAAGATATTTTGCATCTTTGCCATTTAATGGAAAAATTTATCCAACAGGTCTTGTAAGAATTTACGCAGAGCCATACTATGAAACTGTAGATGGAATAATCAGACTAAAGAATGGCCCAGTACAGTCTCACGGAAGAGCCCAGTTTGGAACAAAAATTACAAGCCATGATTCTGGTATTGGAACTTATTGGTCAGACAATCTGTATGTTCGTGGTTGCACAATGAGATCAGATTATTTGTTTACAACAGAATCAGAAATAAATATTCCAGCAACAACATTAGGAAAAGCTGGAAGCAATGACTCAAAAGCAAAACAAACAACCCGCAATGGAGTAATTAAAAACTTTATGTCTGTTTCAAATAAAACAGAAACAGAGATTAATTCTTTTAATTCAACACAAACAGGAACAATTCAATCTTCTGCACTTGTTATGAATGGTCCATCATTTTCTTCAACAGAAAAACCTTTAGACTTTATTTCTTACGTATATAAAAATCTTGATAACGCATACAGACATTTTGGAACAAGAATGCGTGTTGTTGGTAAAATTGAAAACAGTGAAAATAGATCTCAGACACCAGCAGGAAGTACTTCATACTATCAGGTAAATACAGCAAACCCTAGTCAGAGCGTAGCAATCGGTGGAGGTTCTGGAGGAATTGCAGTAATGTTAAACCCAGAAACAAACAATGGATATTATTTTGAAATAGCTGCATTAACAGAAAACAATATTGAATCTTATTTAAATTTAAAAAATGGAGAAACTGATATATCTATTAGCAATGTTCTTTTCTATAAAATTAAAAAAGATTCGTTAACATCAGAAGCTATACCTGTTAAGCTTTGGGGAGGACTAACTAGCATATTAGTTGACGATGGTCGTTTTACTGGACAATACAGAATGACTGGTGAACAAAATTCAACGGTATATGATTTATCAGTAGAATATGAAGAAGTTGGATCAATAAGAAGATTTTATCTATACATAAACAATCAACTAATAAAAGTTGTTGATGACCCAGATCCTCTTCCAATATACAATAACATGGCTTTGTTTGTAAGAGGTTCTTCAAGATGCATGTTTGAAAACATATATTCTATGTCACAAAACTATTCACAAAATACAGTTTCAGTGGTTTCAGATAAATCATCGCAGATATTTGGACAAAATGAAATTAGTGCAAATGAGTCATTTAGAAAATATGCCATGAGTGGAATAGTTCAATCAAGTTATCTTTCTGGAATAAGCTCACAGCAGCCACCAAAATATAATATGTACTTTGAAGAATTTGGAACAATTTTACGTGAGTGTGCATACTTTGATATAAAATATGATCGTGCCTATCCAGCTTTGTATGCAAAATTATCTCCAACATTTAATAGAATTAAAGGATATACCGTATCTGGATTTCAAGCTGACTCATACGGTGCAGAGTTTTTAATATTTAATGCTACAGATAAAGCATTAGTTTTAGATGAAACAACTGGAAACTACCTAAGAATTCAGGGAGTTACATTTACTCAGGATACTACACACACTTTAACAGTTGATGAGTATTTTCAAAAACGAGGGAACTTGGCTGATCCACAGTTTAAAGCAGATACATTGTTATACTCTCCATTAGTAGAACAAGAAAAATATAATAACATTAAGTTAAGTAGATTGACATATGGAAAAAATGAATTTAGCCTTGATGCTGCATACATTCAAACACAAGATGATGCTCAGGAACTTATTGGATGGTTAATAAACAAATCATTAAAGCCTAAAAAATATATTGGTTTAAATATTTTTGCTATTCCTACTCTTCAGCTTGGTGACATTGTTACGGTTGACTACAAAGACAACAATGACGCAGACTTAGTTACATTATCTTCAGTAAGATTTGTTATATATAATATAGAGTATCAAAGAAATTCAAATGGCCCATCAATGACAATATATTTGAGTGAGGTGTAAAATGACAGAGCAAACTTCAGCAACGCCGTACGTACCAACACAATCTTCACCAACTACTCCTGCCCAAAAAATAAAAGTAGCTACACCAGACATAATTCTTTTTGATGACTCATCTGTCCCTATTGAGGTAATGACTGACCTTATTTTTGAAGACATTGGCGGTCAAGAATTAATTAATATTGCAAGGTTTGACACAATTAATGGTCAAAATATTTCTTATCAACCAATAAAAAATCTTTCTTTAATTAATCAAGAATATAACCCAAACAATATAATTGGTCTTCAAAAAACATCAAGTCTGTATTTTGCTGGATTTGCAATAAAACTAGAAGACAAAGTTCCAACAATAAGCAACTCCCCCGACAACAACCCTGTTTATATGGACCAATTTGGCAACATAACTGTTGATGCAATTAATCTAAATAGTGACGATCAAATAGAAATTCAAATCATTGTAAGTGGTACAATATATGAGGCGGAACTTGGAGAATTGAACTCTTGATAACTAATACTGGAAAAAATATTATTGCTAAGTACCTTTTAGGTCAGGCACCTGCTTTTGCGTCTTATATTGCCGTTGGCTGTGGACCAAAGCCACTTTCAAACTTAGAAACCTATGATGACTATTCAGACAAAGTATCCCTTGACTTTGAAATGTTTAGGGTTCCTATTTCTTCAAGGGGATTTGTTAATGAAGACGGTGTATCAAAATTAGTATTGACTGCAGAACTACCAACAGAAGAAAGATACGAAATATCTGAAATTGGCATATTTTCAGCTGGCATAAATTCTGCAGCAGGATCCTACGATAGCAAAACAATACTAGCTTTTAGTGAGACAGAAAACTGGCAACACCATACATCAACTACTACTACATCAATAGGATTACCTATTGTTGAAGCGTTAGATTCACCATTAAATAATAATATTATTGCAACGACAAATCCAGTATTTCAAACAAATGCAGACAATAGTATTTTCTATAAAGAGTCTAGAGCAAACATATATGAAAGATCTAGATTTTTAAATAACATGGTAATGATACGTGGGGATGATGCAAACCTAACAAAAAGTGTTTCAATAACTGGAGCATCTGGAAACGGTACAAGAATTGAATACACAACATCAAAAGTACACAATCTAAAAATAGGAGATACTGTAACAGTAACAGGCATTAATCCAGTCAACTATAATATAACTGGAACTGTATCTACTATACCAACCACAACAAAATTTACACTTTTGAGTAATCAAATTGGAACCTATGTATCTGGAGGGTCAACAACAGTAACACATTTTTATATTGAAACTGGATCAAACCATATTCATTTAACTGGAACACAAGTAGATTTTACAAAAAATTCACCAACAGATGAAATCAAACTTGCTTTTTCTATAATAAACAAAGATGGTACCTCTGGTTCTTCTCCAGACAGGGTTAGAGTTTTAGTTGAGTTTTCATCTTCAGATGCAACTGATTCTGGAGAAAATGCAAGATTTGAAGTAGACATGATTAACGGTACTAGCGCAGGACAATATGATCTTGACAGCAATAGATACCATGTAATTACAAAACAATTGCAAGACCTATACACAACTCCTGGGTTTAATTGGAGCGCAGTAACAATTGTTAAAGTTTACGCAAGCACATTTGTTTCTAACGTAATTTCAGACGATTATTATGTTGCGTTTGATGCAATGAGATTAGAAAATGTTTCTACAGTAAATGCATTATATGGTCTTACTGGATACTCAGTAATTAAAAATGCTGACCAGGTTACAATTGTAAAGTCTCCTAATACGGCAAATTATGTTGAGTTCAGGTTTGCAATAGGTGTTTCATAATGGCAAACATAGGAATTAAAAAAGCAACAATACTAAATTCTGATCTACCCCCAATTGATCCACTAACAGAAGGATATAACGTAAGGTATAGAATAATATCTGAAGACAAAAACAGAACCTCACACTGGTCTCCAACTTTTTTAATTCAACCAGACTATACGTTTGTATCTAATAGCATTAACTTTAATAAAAATGGATCAATTGCTCAACAGGCATGGGACTCAGTAAGTATTTTAAAAAATGGAAATGAAATAAGAAAAGCAGCTCAGTATGATGTTTGGATTAAAGTAGATAGAAGTGATGGTGGGGATTGGATTTATTTAGAGCGAGTACTGGGAACTAGTGTTTCTTTTCCAATTCCTCAAACATACACAATAAATGGAGTAGTTCAAGGATCACAACCAAACAGACTTACAACTGAAATTTACTTACTTGGAAATCCAATTAGTAGAGACTCAGATTTTTTACAAGTATACACAGATGGTCCACATACGATATAATGTTATAGGAGGAAGATAATGGCAAAAATACCACTACCCGAAAGAGGGCAACCGCTAGATGTGACATATATCTATCAGTTGGCAGAAACAGTAAATGACTTGGCAACACAAGTTTCTTCTGCCACGTACAATTACTCTACAATAAATAACGGAGTCTCTGGTCAACAAAGCGTAAAAACTTCAGAAACAAAAATTGTTGGTGGCTATGTTCAGGTAGCAAATAATGCTACTGTTACTGCAGCATCAGAAGTTTCTTTTTCATTTACTTTTGATGATTTTAAATATTCACCAATTGTTTCAGCAACTCCATATAACATTGGTGGAACTCCTGCGGGACAAAATGTAACAGTTATATTAAAATCAGTAACTACTAGCAAGGTTGAAGGCATAGTAAGATACGGAGCATCTGGAGATCTTTCTTTGGCAGTTCACTTAATAATTATTGGTATACCAAACTAAATGAATAATTGTTTAAGGTGTAAAGGAAAAATATTTATTGATAGGCAACATACATCTGAAAATCATATTGAAACATATTGTATTGGCTGTGGGGATAGAAAATTTTATCATCCACCGCAAAACAGTAGGGAGGGCAGATGGCTACTGCTAAAGGAAAAATACAGAGCGAAGAATACAATAACGAGTCTGTAATTAAAGGAAATCAAAAAATTTGGTTTCTTAATAATGACTTAGTTAGGTTTCATCACAGCTCAAGATCAACAGGTATGGTTTCTTTTTATAATATAACTAAAGACAGATTTGAAACATGTCTGCGTTCTGACTTTAGACGCAATAGAGAGCGAGCATACACCGTAGCAGAAACTTCTATACTTGTCAATAGGCATAGAAAGTATATGCCAAAACTAATAAAATCAGGAATGATTCCGCCACCAATTGGAGCAAAGCTTAATGGAGAACGTGGATTTAGAATTAGATCATATTATTCAGAATCGCAAGTAAGAGATATTCGTGCTATACTTTCTAGTATACATATTGGACAACCAAGAAAAGACAAATTAATAACAAATAACATGACTCCTACTAGCCAAGAATTGACACGGCGAATGGGAGACGGTATACTTACATATACGAAGACAGAAGATGGTAGGTTTATTCCTACTTGGAGCGAAAGCATTTAAGCCTTGGGGGGCACATGA